TTCCGCCTTTAGACTTCTTCATAACTTTGCCACCTTTAGACTTTTTCATAGTGGCATAACCTTATGTTATTTTGTAAACCATACTTACTCCTTACGACATAGTTGTTACTTTTTTACGATTCGGCATTACTGCTCCACAACCTTTCGCAACAAAACCACCGTTCTTCTTTTTCATACGATTTTGTTTTGACATAGCTTTTTCTATAGCCATACCTCTTTTCATTTCGTATGAATCTATCTTACCATCTTTATTTAAATCTGCCTTTTCTTTATTTTTTAAAGTCATAAAACCTCCAGTTTTTACAGAAACTCTTGCTTTTTTTGTATTGGCTACAACTGTTTGACCACTACTGCCAGCTTTCTTTTTCTTTTTAGCTGTAGCAGCTCTTTCTTTTTGTGAAAGGCTTCTTGCTTTGGCAGCTGGCAAACAACGATCAGGATTTTTTTTATCTTTGCTAGTACCGCATTGACCTTTAATTTTGCCATCAGTACCAATCCTAACCCAATTTTGTTCACGCCATTGTTTAAGTTGTCCCATTATCTCAACCTATTTGACATAACAGCGCCTTGTCCTCTAATAGACACAAAACCGCCATTAGCTTTTTTTGTTCTTTTTTTCTTTTTAGATCCTTTTGCATAGTTTGGATCTTTACAATATTTTGATGCCGCCATATTTGCATAAGCACTTGGATATGTATCAAAAGTTCTTTTTGCCCAAGCTTTTCCTGCAGCACAAATTTTTCCACCTGATTTAGCTTTTTTAGCCATTTAACACCTCCATCTACGTCTAGCTTGTCTAATCCTAGAGTTTGGATTGTTTCTAGTTTTAGCTGAACTCTTTTTGAGTTGACCTAAAGATCTAGCACAATAAGACTTTCTTCTAGCTTTTTCTTTTGCTGTTAAATTTTTTTTCTTGGTAACAGCAGTTTTTAATTTGCTGCCAGGGTTCTTTCTTCTATGTGCAGCGACTCCTTTTTTAGTCATGCCTGCACCAGATTTAGTAGGTCTGTAATTACCACCTTTACCGACTGTTCTTCTTATTGCTCTTTGTCTTCTTTTCTCAGCCATTAGATAATTCTATATAAGATCACTCTCTTTTCAATAGATCTTCTATTTTTTTAGCTTTTTCTTCAGCCGTATCTGCATGTAATTCAGGATCCACAACTTTAGCTAATTTCATCATAGCTATTCTCTCATTGGGAACGTATCGCCAAGTATAACCATCGTCTGAATAAACTCCAAAAACAGTTTGAGTCATACCAACTTTAATAATCATCGCTTGCTGTCCATCTAAGATAACTTTATCTCCTTCTTTCAAGGGAGAATTAAATCTGAACAAAGCTCCTTTTACAAAGCTAGTAGCCCAATCTTTTATAGCTAGACCTACTAGCAGAGTCAGTAGAAATCCTACCAACTCTACATAGTATTCACTTAGTTGTATCTCTGGCATTAGAACCTCAAAGTCCTAAAGCATTAAGAATGAAATACTGTAACTCTGTCTATATTGCTTAAAACAACGTGTATACCGCTTTCAAATAAAACACCTGAATCAGGTATGTTAAAAGTTTCAGTATCATTAGCGTTGCATGGGGCGACAAGAATTGTTGAACCTGAGACAGAACCATCTCTAAAAGTAACGGTTCCATCCGAAGTTCCACCAGATATTACATATCCTCTGAGTCTTGATCTGTGTGCAGTTAAAGCTGCTCCACCAGTTGCACTTGATGCAGAAGTAGCAGTTTTAACATCAGAACCTACAATCCTTCCTGACATTATTACCTCTCAATCATGCAGTTTACGTAATCAACAGTTAAACTTTTAGCTGCTGCAGCTCCTGCTTGTATAGCTAAAGTTATTGTTAATTCTTCGTCATCAGGCAAATTAGTATTTGCGACAGCGACTGGTTCAGCATTGTTTATAGAGTAATAAACGCTTGATCTGTCTGGATCTATAAAGAAAGTTGCAGTTACAAAAGTATCATCAGCAACAGTAGCTACAGCAGCTGTTGCAGTTTCTGTTGAGTCTTTTTCAACTACAAAGTCTAGATTAGTGTCTCCATCATCCTTTTTGAAAAACACACCATCACTTACTCCGTCTATAGCAGTTGTATCAGTAATTGCTAACCCAATTAGCATGTCTGATTCTGTAGCGTCACTAAGTTTGAATCTTGAAGAAAAGATTGCTCTTTTGCTTGTGCTTAATTTAAAAGATTCTCCTTTAAGTTGCAGTTCTTCAGAGTCATTATCTGCATCGTTAGTAGTGATTATTAGTGCACCACCCGCAGAACTTGTAATCTGAATTACTTCTCCGCTATCGCTACCTCCATCGGTAGATGTGATAGTCCAATCTCCTGATGCGTATGTCATGAAATCATTGAAATACCCATAGTAAGTCTGGTCTGAAGGATAAGGTTGAAACATAGGTAAATCTTTTTTGCTTTTAGTAGCAACAGTATTACCCGCCCATAAAATTTGATTTTGAAAATGTGGATTAGCCATTATGAACTCCTTTGTTTGTATTAATGGAAACTGCGGATGCAGCCCTCATTAAGCTAATTGTTAAAAGTTTACTATGAGGCTTTTTCTAAAGCAATCGGAGTTTTTTTCTTTGCCTCAAGTATTTTTTCTCTAGCTTGATACAAAGCTTCATACGACTCTTTGATAACAGGATCTTTACCAAATAAATCTAATAAATCTTGACTAACCATTTCTATCAAAGCTTGTGTTGTGGTTAGTCTACCGTTGATGTCCGTAATTTTTTTTTCTGTTGTCATTTCTTTATATTCCCTTTTTTGTCTTATGTCATAATCTAAATAGTTACTTATATTAATCATTTTTTTTCTTAGATCACTATAAGTATTCCAATCTCTAATTTCCTCTACTGTTCTACCACACCCCTGACATATTTCATCAAATGGAGCCATAGATGTAGAACATCTACCTACACATGGTGTTTGAGACAAAGAAGTTACGTCATGTATTGTATTCATGACACAATTTTAATCTTTTTTCTACTTTGTGTAAATTAAGGAAAAATAGGGGGCGTTAAAGCCCCCATATTTTCTATCGTAGTTGAGTTAAAAACGCTACGATAATTCGTTCTTTATGCTCCTTGAGAAGCGAAAACTGCTCTAAAGTTAGAGAACCCAAATGAGTATCTCTCTCTAGCTTTATATCTCATGTTTCCAGTATCGAAATCACCTTCTAATGCAGTTTGCATTGGAGATCTTTCAAAGTGTTTGAACCCATCAGGACAGTCAGTTTTAATGAAGTAAGCATCTGTATCAGTTAAGTAATGATTTACTACATAACCATCAGGAAGCATACCCATGTTTCTGATTGAATTGATGTCGTTGTCAGAAGTTCCAACTCTTCCAGGTGTGTTGATTAATCTGTCAGCCACAAATTGTAATTGTGGTGGAATGATTAACTTCATACCTCTAAGAGCTATAGATAAACCTCTGTCATCGGTAAACGTGGAAATACTGATCAAACTATCCTCTAGAGATGTTTCGTTCAAGTCAGCCATAGTGGTTGCACGATTTGCGAGTGTACCACCTCCGCCTAGCGGGTGATCAGTAGCAACTAAAGCTTTACCATCACCACCAGCTGTACTAAACGCATTGTTTAAAACAGCAGCAGCTTTGATTTGCTTAGTGTTTGCCATAGATCTTGCTAAAGCTTTAGTGTATCTAGCTCCAAGTCTGTCATACAAGTTATCCTCAACAGCTTCTTCAGTTAAAGCAAATGCTAAAGCAACTGTTTCGTGAGTATACCTAGAAGTATAACCTTCGTTAGCAGTATCAAATCTGACACCTGCTCCTTCAGCTTTTACTTCGGCATTACCAAAGCCCACGATTAAAGTTTCTTCTTCAAAAGCTCTATCAGAAGTTTCTGTATCAAAAATTTCTGCATGTTCAGCCTCGTACCTTGAATACTCCATACCGAACAATGCATTTAAACCAGGCTCTAATTCTTTCGCTAGTTGCGCTCTATTAATTGCCATTATTAAACTCCAGTTTTGTCTCGATAGAAGTGTTCATTAATTGTAACAATAGCATTCACATTAGCAGAACCAAGTTCGTTATTACTTGGATCGCCAGAGAATCCCATGATTCTTAGCTGTGCAGATGTAGCAGCCGTAGTAGCAGATACTTCTACTGCTGACATACCAGTTTTGGTAGAGCCAGAAGTATAAGAAATGTCTGCATTTAGACCGACATCAGTTTGAGCTAAAGAACCAGCACATTGTACTTCAAATACAGCGTCAGGATCATCTTCAACGAATGCTACGATATCAGACGAGCTTGTTCCATCAGGAAAATGAGATGAAAACACAGTTTCACCATCAGAATTAGTGAATTTACATCCTCTAAATATTCCTAATATTTCATCACCAGCTGCAGCTACTAAAATAGTACCAGCATTGGTCATTTTTACAGGATCGCCTGAAAAGATATTTCCAGATGCACCAGTTGCAATTGAATATTCAGTTACTCCGCCATTAGCGACACCAGAACCCAATTTACCCACAAGGCGCAATCCGAAAGCAGCATCTTTATTAGCCATAATATGTCACCTATATCATAAAAGATAAATTTAAGCGGTAGAGATTAATCTCTTTTACCGCCACCAAAAGTTACGCTTGATTTTCTCTCTGGTCTTAAGATCGGAGAGCTTGGGTCAGATTCCTTCATGAGATCATTGTCAACCGCATCTTGTTGCGTTTGGGCACGTTGTTCAAAATAGGCATTCCTTTCGTCACGTGTCTCATTTGGTATCTTAGCCAATAATAAACCTCCAACAGAAACAACACCAGCGTGCTTGCCATCGTCAAGCGTGGGAATTTCAAAATCTCCTAGCTCTTCGGCTCTAACAAGGTCGAAACCTTCTCTTAACCTAGCTGTGACATTCTTCTTATCTTCCTGTCCAACGATTTCAGCCCTAATCCACCTGTATTCATATCCTTCAGGTGCGGGTGGTGTCTCCAACATTGATGGAGGTTGCCAAGGTTTGCGAGCAACTTTCTTAGCTCGGGTGTCTGCAGAACGTGAAGTTCTGTTTTGTAATTCTTTTTCTTTAGTCATATTAACCTCTTTTAACGTATTTTGCATATTCTTTTAACGGAACATTTAATCTTTTTGCCATAACAACTTCAGACGGACTTAACCTAATCTGTCGTTTTCCTCTTGGCGCAGAGTCTGCCCTTACAGCAGAAGCTACTTTTTGTTGAGGTTTTTTGACATCTGTTTCTTGCACATCAAACTTATGTGGAAACTCTTCCCGCATGTGTTTATCAATTTCTTCATAAAAAGAATCAGATGAAGGATCTTTTCCACTTTCTACAAGTTCTCTGTTAATTTTAAATGCTGCAAAAGTCATAGTTTCATCTTCTCCAAACCAAGCGTTATTTTCTGCCCAAGCTTCCGCTTTAGGTTCAGGTTTTGGTGTTGGAGCTGCAATAGTTTGCTCTGGCTCTACAACAGTTTGTAAATTCTGTTTTGATTGCTGTACGTTATTTTGTTGTACCGCAATATCAGCAATTATTCTTTGTGCTTTTGCTGCTTTTTCATAATCCCCACTTTGTAAAGCATCAGCTAAAGCAGCATTTGCTTGTATTTCTTGTGCTTCTAAAGTAGAGGTTTTTGCCTCTAAATAATTTGCATCAGAACTTGCAGCTTTTTGTCTTAATATTTTAAGTTCTTTATCTTTTTCAGCAGCGTAAGAATAAGCTGACTCTGAAGCTCTTTCTGCTTCCCTTAATTTTTTAGTGAGTTTATTTATTCTTTTTTGAACATTTTCAGAATAGTTTTGAAGCTCCTCTTCAGGTTCTTCTTTAGCTTCTACTTCTTCTGATTCAGTTTCTTCTGCTACTTCTTCTGGTTGCTCTTCAGTTAGCTCACTAACATCTTCAGTAGGTTCTTCTTGAACCTCTAAATCTATCAACTCACCTTCTTCTGTAGCACTTTCAACTTCTGTAGTCATTGCATTATCAGTCATAGTTACTCCTAAACGGCTATTATATCTTCAGGATCTAATATGGTTGCGATCACTTCATCATCGTTGATAATTCTGCATTCCGCATCATCACCAAGCTTAAATCTTGCTCCCGCATATCTACCAATTAAAACCCATTGTTTTTCTTCACACCAAGGTTCAGAAAATCTTGAAGCATCCTTATAGCAGTCTGGCCCCATCTTCACTACGTAGCCAACTACAGTAGCTAGACTTTCTCTATCTACAGTTTGTTGAACTAGATGTATACCACCCTCTGAAACACCTTTACCTTTATAGGGTAAGATAAGAATCCTCCAACCTGTTGGTTGTGGCATTCTTTCTAAGAGGGATTTATTTAAAAGCTCTGGATCTAAAACTCTTTTTTCAGCGTCTATATAAGCTGATTCTTGTTCTTGTTCTTTCTCTTTTTCTTCAGCGATATGATTAGGAACTAATACCTTTGTCATCTTCGATTTTTACCATTTTGTTTAGCAACTCATTTAAATCACTTTCTACATCGGCTAGTGAGTTGATTCTGCCACGTAGAAACTCATATTCTTGCATATCTTTTACGCCATTTAAAAGCACACTAGATATGTCTTCTTTTCGTTGTGCTAGTCTATTTTTAAGTTTTTCAACTAAGACAACAAAATCCATTAATAAATACCAGAAAACTTAGTTCCAAACTCTGCAATACCTGCTCCTTTTGACTTGCCTTTACCCATGCCAGGTTTGGCAGCGGTGTTAGCATCAAAAGTTTCTTGTTTGGCAAAAGGAACACTACCCTTGTTAGAGTATGAGTTTACTTTTTTTACCGTTGGTGTTTTCTGACTTTTTACGTCTGTTCTTTTAATCATGTCGCTATTTTAAAACCATTTAGAAGAAAAAGACAACACTATATTATCTGCCTTGTCCCCTATACCTTTTGAATTGTTTTTTATGGTGTTTATTTCTAGGGACTGTATTAGAACTTCTACCGTTGCCTTGAGATGTATGTTTAGTTTTTCTACGATTAGGATCAACCGTTGTGACTTCTCTTTTTTTTGCCATTAATTTTTTTGTTGAAAAAGTTCTTTTTGTTGTGCAAGTCTTCTTAAGGCAGTTTCGTTTTTCATTTCTTGTATATCTTCAGAAGTATTTATTCTCTCTCTATCTATCATGTCTTGTCGTAGAGCCTCATCCTTTCTTCTTTCTTGATCCGCTAAGAATTGTCTATTTTCTTGCGTGAGCTCTTGACCTTTCAGAGCTAATTCTTGTTTTCTGATAGTTACAAGTGGATCCTCATCAGAAGGAGAAGCAACTTTAGCTGTATATTCAGCAACCAGTTCAGCAAGTATTGGAGATGAGAACTGAGCCAAAATATCGCCAGCTTGCATTTGTATTTCTACAGCTTCTGCTTCGGTAGCATTTTCTAATTGTGCAACCAATTGATCATATTGTGTTTTGATCTCTGGTGGCATCTGTTGCTCTGCAATTATTTCAGCCTTAAATTGTAAATGCTGCATTATGTGTGCGTGTATGGTCGCCTGAACTTCCGCATTAGATTGAACAGGTTGTGTGTTCAAAAGACTCATGTGTATTGCAATATGCGCATCATGGTTTTGTTGTTTAAAAGCTTGTGCAGGTTGCGCCATTATTAACATGGTATTTTCCATACCTGCTTCCATAGGCATAGGGTCATTTGGAGGCGGCGGTACTAGTAATTGATCAATATTATCCACTCCTATAGCAGCGTACATCCTTCTATAGGATTCGTATACACCAGTAGCTCCATGTATCTCTGGATTAGATGCGACCAATTGCATCATTTCTTGAGCCATAGATATTCTTTGTGATGTGCTAAAAATGTCAGGGTTTGGTACAGGAATAATATCTATTCGTTGATCAAAATCAGTAGCTTTTATTTGTGTATTTGGACCTACTTGATATGGATATTCTGAAGGTAAAAAATCCTGAAATATTTTAGCCAACATTTTAAATTCTTTCTTTTGTGCAGAGTGCAATCTTTTGTGTATGGCTGAAATAACCTTAGTAGATCTTTCTAGTAAAGCTAAAGTCGTGCCAACAGGAGCTTGTGGATTACCTTGTCCTACGTTTATTTCTGCAATAGATGCAAACTGTTTACCCGCATCAACAAGCGTTCCTAACAAAGCATACAAAGTTTGGCTTGGTTCTTTAAATGGCAACGGCTGTATTGCTTCTTTCAAAGTACCTCCGGGCGCATCTACATCTCTAAACTCTCCGGGCTGTATTGGTGTGTCTTCATCTCTAATCCTAATACCCCTAGTTTTGAAGCCACTTGGTAAATTAGATAATGTGCCTGCATCTATAAGTTGTCTAAGTATGGAGGTTGACGCTTTAGATAGCCCACCGATCATGTGCGTCAACCCAAAACCGTAAAAGCCTAGACCAGGTAAAAATTTAAAATGCACAAAGTAATCTATCTTTTGTTTCAAAGGATCTTGTTCATCAAAGTTTCTTCTAATTGACAAAATTTTATTTGAATAGGTATCTATGGTAACTATGTATGGCAACTTCAAACCTGTTGCTTCATCATCATCATTCTTATCTTCGTAGCCTTCTAGATCTAAATTACAATGCACTTCATATAAAACAGATATCTCGCTATCTCCATAACTATCTTGTATACCTGTTAATTCTTCTATTTCTTCTTTTACTTCTGAACTTTCATCATCATCTGAACCTGTCAGATCTATGTCCATATAAAATCCTGACATTTGTAATTTTTTGACTTCGTTCTCAGGCATCTTAATTACATTAGTAATTCTTGGGCAGGTTTCTAAGTCAGTAGTGTAATAAGGAACAATTAAATCTTCAGGAGCTATAAATTTAGACACAGCTCTTCCTAGAGTTTCATCGTAATATACTTTTTTAAACGCTGATCCAGCCAAAGGTAAATAAAATAGAAGTTGATCTAATTCTTCATCAAACTCTTCCATAACATGAATGACTTGATAATTCATAAAGTCTTGAACTCTTTGTGCTTGCTCTTCAACAGCAGAGTCATACATACCAATAACTTTAGTTTTTACAGGTCCACCCGCAGGTAATAATTCTTTGTAAGCTTGAGCCTGAAAATTAGTAACAGCTTCTCCTAATAGCGGATGAATAACACCTGATGCCCCTTGGAATGGTTCTGATCTTTCGTCATCAAACTTCATACCTAAGTATTTAAGACCATCCACATATGTGCTTTCCCAATCTTGTCTAGATGATTTATCTTTGTTAATACCATCAATAAGATCGTTTGCAATCCTATTTAGGATATCTTCATCAAGACTTTCTGCTAAATTAGAATCGAATGATGTATCAGGTACAAAAGTATCTTCTGGCGCTAAAACTGCACTACCATCTTCTTGCATTTCAAAGTCGCCTTTGACCTCTGCTATCGCTTCTTGAACTGTTACAAAATCCTGTTCATCCTCATTCAAAGTTGGGTTTACAGGAGTGGGTATGTTTGTATTCTCAATTGCCATTATTATTTTTTAAAATTTGGTTTCTTATAATTTTTCTGTCGGCTTCAGCCTCTTGATATGTACTATAACTTTTTATCTTGCCTGATTCTATAAAAGGCAAAAACTTTTTAAGAAGGGTTTTATCATC